GCCTCGTACAATACCGCGCTTGGATTGTTCCTTGAATCATACGGAACTGGCGTTGTAATGAACCCAGAGTCAATCACAGCCAGCGTTCAAACCGCATTGGCCAATCACGCCAATACCTACAACAGAGTTGCATTCCTCTATGGAGCATTCGACGACACGGTTGCCGAAGCAAAATCCGCTGGGAACACACTGTCTGCGGCTAATGTCGCCGCAGAACACGTTGCATACTTTTACCCTTGGGTATTCGTTCCAACGGGTGTCACTGGTGTCAACAGACTAATTCCACCAGTCGGTTATGCTGCTGGCAAAAGAGCAGTTGCGCACACTCAGGTTGGTGCACACAGACCTGGCGCTGGTTTGATTTCCGTGTCAGCATTCGTCAATGGTGTTGCCACAGATATCGACAAATCCACTGGCGACTCGCTTGACGAAGCATTTGTGAACGCAATCCGCGTCATTAATAACACGGTTCGTGTTTATGGTGCTCGCTCAATCTCGTCGGACACATCAAACTTCCGTTACATTACCGCGCAAGATGTGGTCAACCAGATTGTCGTGGAAGCCAATCGTTCACTCGAAGACCTCATCTTCAGTGTCATTGATGGAAGAAACACGATTTTCACCGCGGTGGAATCGAAGTTGCTTGCGATTCTTGAGCCACTCCGTCAAAACGGAGCGCTGTTTGAAGCATTTGACGCGAACGGCAAGCGAGTCGACTACGGATACACCGTGAAGTGTGACGGAGCGCTCAATCCAACTGCTCAACTTGCTGACGGTCTTGTAAAAGCCAAGGTTGGTGTTCGAGTGTCTGGTGTTGGGGACAAAATTGAAATTGACATCGTCAAGTCGAACCTGACCAAGTCGGTCGTCTAATCAACGGAGGATAGATAACAAATGGCAAAAGTATCACAAAGACAAGTCACGGCAAAGATTGCGCCACACGGCGGTCAGTCAACGCTCATCCTTGGCAACCTTCCAAAATTTGAGACGTTTGTCTTCGCTCAGGTCTCTGGCGGCGAAATCACCGCATCTGTAGAAAAAATCTACGAGGGTGGAAAAGCATCGCCGACCGTACTTTGCGCTCCGTTTGACATTGGCGACATTACGCTGACCGCCCACTTTGACGATGACTTGGTACCGTCCGACTTGGCAAGTGGTTTGCAGGCAAAAATTAAGGAACTTCGTAAGTATGTTGGCAAGGCCTACTACGACGTGACTGTTGAGGTTCGCGACTGCGACCTGGTCGTTAAGGGAACTGACCGCCTGTATTCAAAGGCCCTTTTGGTTGGCTTGACTGAACCAGACGGCGACTCATCTTCGGGCGCACCATCAACGTTTGCGCTTACGTTCTCTGTATCAACTGTTGTTTAATTAAAACAACAATTTACACCTGAGTTGGTATTGGTGTGCTAGGTTGTGCTCATGAGCAACAGTGAACTATACACATCGGGTGATGAGCCCAAAAAGCAAACAAAAGCCGAAAAGGTCGAGAAGAAAACCGAATTGACTCTTCTTGACCAACTTACATTGGCCGTCCGCAAAAAGGTGGAGCGTCCTTCGGTTTACATTAATGTCCCTGAGCGGCCAAATGTAAAAATTATCATTAGCCCAAATATCACGCAGCACCAAATTCGTTCTTGGCGAAAAGCCGCTGGTGAAGACACCAAGAACGGCATGGATGCTTTGCGCTTTGCCTGTCTGGTTGTTGGACACACCACGCAGGGCATGATGATTAACGGCGAAGAAGTTCATGACGCAGACGGAAACGAATTGACATTTGCTTCCGCGGCAATCCTGGAAATGACTGAAACAACCAGGCCACAACCTGACTGTGTTCGGGCTTTCTTTGGTGTTGACCCACATGTTGAATCAGCGGCTGTGGCAATTCTGGAAGCGGCTGGATATTCCGACACTGTTGACACAGAGGACCCTATGAAGGAGTCTTCGACGAATTAGTCGCGGATTCCTTAATAGTTAACGCCGCAAGGCTTGGTGAATTGTGGGGAACCAATCCCCTTGACTTGATGAATTGCACTGATATTGAATGGGTTATATTGCTTGCTTGTGCTAAAGTTATAAGCAACGACCGCGAGCGAGAACGGCGCGAGATGGACAAGCATCGGTAGCACTCCCCTTAGCCCGAGTCAAACGAAAGACAATGCTCTTTCAACACGACTTAGGAAAATATGAGTGAAGTTAAACGAGATATAACGATTGACGTTAGGACCCGTGCCGACCAGGGTCCCCGTAAGTCAACCGAACGAATTGACGAACTTGGCGACCACGCCAGTAAAACAACAGCACGACTATTGGCTGCTGGAAAAGCGGGCGACAGATTTGCCCGTTCGATGTCAAAGGTCGCTGTAGCGACAACCGCAGCAAATGCAGCCCTCAAGGCATTTGGCCACAATGGCAAAGAACTTGAACGAATGATGTTCAAGATTCATAAATTGATAGGCGCATTTGGTGGCATGATGATGAAGGGTTTGACGTTCGGATTGAAAGCAGCAACGCTTTCCTTGGGTGCTATGTCTGTAGCGCTGGTCGGAATCCATGCCTTATTTGTTGCTGGAAGATTTCTGGTAAAGGCATACCATGTTGCGTTGAAGGGTCTGGCTGCGGGTGCCGCTTCGGTTGCGGTGGCATTGAGTGTCGCATCTGCTGCGATACGTGAACAGCAAGCAGCAATATTTGCATATCGTGGCACGAACAACAAGGAATTTGGGTCTGGCTTGAATCAGACCAGAGTGAACATGCGTGGATTGCATATGGATGCGCAACTGGCTGGTGCTGGTGTGGAGGCGCTCAACAAAGCATTTTCAGAAATAGCAAAGTCAAAGACTGGCTATAACGCTTCAAGCAAGACCCTCCTTAAGGGGCTTGGTGACTTTGCCGCTGCTGGACAACCATTGGAAGAAGGGCTGCAAAAAGCGGCGGCGGTTGTGGTTGCACTACAGGACCCCAAGAAGGGTTTGGGCGCAGTACATACAGCATTCAAGGAACTTGGGCCAGCAGCAGAAGAGGCCTTGAAGAAAGCCAAGAAAGAGGGAATAGACACCAAGAAAGAATTTATTGAAGCCATGAAGAGCGGAAAACTCTCCATGCTCGGCGGGGTAACTGGTCAATTTGAGGCAGTAAACAATACTTTAGTCGGTCAGTTGAAAAAGTATTTTAATTTAATTCGTGGAAAATTTGCCGATTTTGGTCAACAATTTTTGCCAGAAGCAAAAGTTGGTTTGGAAAGAATCTACAACATCATTGTTAGAACCATGGACATGACTTCTGGTGCAGTTGCTGGATGGGAAAAACGCGGCGGTTTGATTGATGCAATGGTGGGTGGGGTCCAAAAAGTATCTGATTTTTATCTGTATCTGGTAAGAGATTGGCTACCAGCATCAATCGGTGGATTTAAGAGATTGGGTGAATGGTGGGATGGTTTTAGGGCTGGCTGGGACAGATGGGTTGATTCAATAAGAGAATTTCAAGATGGTGCGCGGGTAATAGAAAAAACATTTGGAAATGCTTGGCGTCCTGTTTGGGCAGAGGTAAAACGCGGAACAAAAGAGTTCAACGAGGGCCTTGTCAAGAATCAACCTGCTTTTGAAAAATTTGGCTCTTCACTTGGAGAAACAGTAAAAAGATTGCTACAGATACTAAGGGTCTTTGAACGCCTCATTGTAAAAGAAATGCCATTTATTGCCCGCGTATTTGATGGACTTTCGGCTATTTTTAAGCAATTTACGGACACGTTCAAATTCCTGTCGTCAATGTTTGGTGACCGAGGTGCTTTCATGGCGATGATGGGTATGGCTCGTGGCATGAAGACCAATAGAGGAACACTGGTTGATACCTCAAGCGTGAATCAAATGAATGTTAAAGCAGGAAGCGTTAGTGTCTCTGGTGCCATCAAGGGTGCCATACAGGGAGCAAAAGTTGGTGCTCACCCCGCACTAGCAGGACCGACTGCTGGTATGAGTATTCCAGTTGGTGCGGCGATTGGTGCAGCAGCAAACAGTGGACTGCTTGGACCAAAGGCCAAGGCGTTTTTTGGCAGGTTCATGAGTGTTGCTGGCCCAGTCACGGCTGCAACAAGTCCAGTCGGTGCAGCGACAACTGCTGCTGGGGCTGCGGCATCGGCAGTTCCAGCAGTCACGAGAGCGGCTGGGACTGCAGCATCGGCACTTCCAGCAGTCGCGAGAGCGGCTGCACCAGTAGTCACTGGTCATGGTGCTGCAGCAGCACGTGCTGCGGCTACTGCCGCTGCAACTCGTGGCGCCGCATCATCATCGGCTAGCAGTGTTGGTGGTGCTGCCCAAGGGGTAACGGCAAGCCTAAGAGGTCTCCGAAGTCAAAGTGGTTCAACAACAGGCGGTTTGAGACAAGCAACCAAAGGACTCTCATCGTTTAATAG